CTAAGCCTAGAAACCTTGACCAACGCCATACATAAAGCAGCTTGGTGTGGTGTGATTGGGAAATCGAGATATGCAGACCATAAGCCCGCAATTCTTTTGTGGTTGTAGTATGGATGTCCATAAACACTTCCGCGCTGTTGGATCGTAGTAATGACCTCATCAAACAGGCTTTCAGTTTTTGTCATAGTCGAATACTTGATCTCGTTTGGCATCGGTAATTCTTCGGTGCATATCAAAGCCGTCTTTACGACCCTTCCAATATCCTGATTGGAATGCGTTGTCTTTGATTGTTGAGTAAATGCCCCAACCAATGAAATAACCTAGGATTGAATAAAGCACAATCCAAGGTGCTGTTGTTTCTATCATGTCGCTCCCTTACATATCCACAGCATCTCTGTGAATACATAAAGTATGACTTAAAGCAATGACCTTTGGTTAATTACTTTCGGCGTGTTCTATAACGATTAAATAACGCCAATATCCTCAAATTCATCGATATGATCATCAATCGAACGATCCCGATAGTCGGTTTCAAGCCCCATATACCTTACCCTCAAATATAAAGCTGCCATCTGCATTGATTGGAACAGTAATTACCTGCACTTTACGATCCTTAACATAAGCCACAGCAAAGCCAGTTTGCCAGTTTGCGTAGCCTCTTGTGTATGCCATGCCTGAACTGCTTAAATCTACTAAATTACCAACCTCAACACCCCATAGAGTGCGCCCTAATTGCCCTCTAGAAGCCTCTGTAAAGGCTGATTGCCCTAATCTATGGGTATGCCCACAGACTACGCTCTTTCCTAGCCTCCTAGCCCCATTTAAGGCTGTTTGACCCGGCACTTGACTAAGAGGAAAAGCATCACCATGAACGGCAGTCCAACCATGCGCCCAGTCAACACCAAAAGGATGAAATTTAATTCCTAACTTGTCGTAACCCATGAACTTCTCATATTGCATTTCAGGCAGATTTAAGAAGCTGGGCAATCGTTTCTTGATTGATCGATAAAGTCTAATTCCATGATTGCTGCCTACCACATCAGTTACGCCAAGATAAGTTAAAACCTCTTGGGTCAATACTCTGTCATCATGGATATTACCAACCATCTCATCGATAGTATTGGCGTTAAAACCACCAAGTTGCGGAAGATCAATTTCATCGCCAATGCAAATAGTGCGGTGTGGATTCCACTTAGATAAAAAACGACCTACTGATTTAGTTGCCTTCTCGTTAAAGAATGGCACTTGAAGATCACTGACAAACGCTATGCGCTTAATCGTCATCCTCATCGTCAGTTGGATCTATTGATGGAATAATCCCGCCATCACCTACGACCCAATCAGGAAAAGTCTTATGCTCGGTCATTAACCAGAATGCGTGCTCTGGTGTAAATCCTGCTTTACGAGCTGCTTTGTAGCATTCATGCAACGCAATGTAATGCGCATCAATCTTTGTTGGATCAGGAGTTTGGCGAACTACGCGACGATTGATCTTTTTGCGTTTGATAGGTTTTCGTGTGTTCGCCATAAAATAAATTATCGCTTACTGATTAATGTAAACAGTTCATCAACACGCTGTTCAAGTCGCGTAATTTGGTCTTTGATCGAACTTCCAGAATTGGGCTTAAGTTCGCTTAAGAAACTTTTAATAACCCATCGTAGAGCCAGCAATAAAGCGGTCGCGATACTGCAAACGCCAACGCCAAATGCGACTAGTTCGTTTGCGGTCATTTCGCATTTACGCCGTAATCAGCTTCTTTGCCTGAACTTGGATCAATTGCTTTTGCAAGCGGTGCAATTAACGCACCAGCAAGAATTGCAAGTTCTGGTCGAATGTCTGCAACAATTGCCAATAGGACAGTAATACCAGAGGCTGCAACAGCTCTTAAATATGACTTAATTGCTGCTTTGTGTTTGTTGGTTAGTTTCATTATTTGCCTCCTAGTAGTGGGATATCGAAGAACGCTGAATTGTTATCTTGATCTTTTTTGAAACTGACATGGATGTGATGATGATGGGGATTGCCTTTATATTTACGCCAACGCCAACCAAGTAAAGGCGATGCAATACGGCTTTGATGTATTACATAACTGATGCGCCCATTAGTTTTCCCATAGGATCTAATTTGATCTGCCAAATATGTTGAAAGCCCTTTGTCGTCAGAAAGCCGAGCGTCAATATCGATTGCACGCACGCATCCTGTTGCATCTGGATTGTGGTCGCTTTTTCGTGTGCTATGTCTAGCATCACCAATCCACCCATCAGATTTACGCAAACGCTCTGGGAAGCAATCATCAGTTTGCTCTCTTAACTGAACAGCAGCTTTAGATAACCAAGCCTTCATTAGCCAAGTATCAATTTTGCTTCATCAGCAGTTAAACCAAGCGCAGCAAGTTTTGCAACTGCTGAGGCTTTAGTTGCAATTGCAGGATCAATTATATCTAAGCCCTTATGATCTGATATTACCTTTTGCGCTTTTGCTTTGTCCTTATCTGCAATATTCAAAATTAATTGACCTGAGCCATCAACTAGCACCTCATCAATAATAATTCCAACGGCTGCTAATTCATCTATCAAGCTTGTACCATTTAATTTAGTTGGTTGTGTAAATATCATTTATGCTCCAATCAAAAAGGCTGCAAATGCAGTAATTCCAGCTGTTTCATCGTCACCACGCACAGTTAGATCTCCACCACTATTTTGTAATCCAAACATTTCTACATAATCACCCTCTGCCAAATCCATTATTGCAGTGTACGCGGTAATAGTAGGAAAGTTACCGCTAGTTGTGCCAGTGTAAAAACCAGCAAATGAAGATCCATTTTTATAGAAAGTAATTCTTCTAAATGATGTAGCGTTTTGGTTGAAAGCAATATGACCAAACACTAAATACTTACCTGCTTTGCCAGCAGGAATTGTTATTCTTGATGTATTTGTCGAAGTGCTGTGATAAGAGTTTGTATCTAAACTTTCTGTATCAAATGTAATTGCTGTTTGTGTGTTATTAGAAAGTGTTTGTGAAACACTCTTTGTCAAAGAAACTCCAGAAAATGTTGCACCGCTTGCAGGTGTTGTCCATGCTGGAACTCCACCGCTAACAGATAAAACTTGACCAGTTGTTCCAATTCCAAGTCTTGTTTTTACATTTGCAGTTGATGAACGATAAGCAATATCGCCGAGAGTTGTTTCAGGATTTAAGTTTTTGGTTGTTGTATCAACAGATGAACCAAGCGTGCGAATAGCAGCTGCGCCATCTTTAACCAGCGCGGTGTCATCTGGTGTTGTCCATCCGTAATTAGTAGTGGTTGCCATTTTGTCCTATTCTCAGGATACGATTGTAGCGTATTCCCATGTCAATGTTGGGCTTAAAGTGTTCCAAGCCTCTGTAATTGGTGTTGTATTCCAACGCATCGCCACTTGACTAAACGCCACAGGCGACAAGTTAATTGTTAGGAATAATTCGTTGAATCTAGTGCTCCATGACCAGCCTTCAACATAACCTTCAAATTCGCCACTTGAAATTTGAGTAGGTAGGTTTTGTATATTTAGCGGTTGACCCATGAATACCCCAAGTAGATTATCCCGATCACTATTGTCAATCTCAGGATTCGTAATTGGAAAAGTAATGCTTTGAAATGCTGGTTGTGGGAATGCTCGTTGAGCAATATAGCGATCTGCCACAGCTTGAGCATCTATGGCTGAATGAAGCACCGATTGAATGCTTTCCGCTTTGTAGCCATAAGTCGCAATTGAGGTCGCAGATGTTGCTGTTTTTTGAGATCCAAAATTGTTGCCATAATTAATATACACATCATTTCGAATATCACCTGATCGAGTAATTGTGCTTAGTCCTTGACCTAATGCATGTCTAGCATCAAGATCAACATACCCATTGGCTAAGAGATAAGTTTGCCTGTGGTCTGCATCCGCATATCCGATATTTCCTTCATTGTCCTCATATAAATATCCAAATGCTGAATTTGCTATTAGTTGAGCAATGTTGAAAATGGTATCTGTTTCGGCTGCTCTGTTTTCCATTGTGTATAAGCCCGGCTGATCTATCTCACCAAGTCCTAGATTTAACGCATTAGCCCATGTTTCAGTTGGATCATATCCTGCCCAAGTTGTAGCTGCTGGCACATCATTCCAAGAGCCAAGCAATACGCTAGACAAAAGATCATAGATTTGGTTGCCATCTTCATCTTGTGAGATTGTGCCTGCATATAATTCTTTTGCTAACTTAACAAGTGATCCCATTGCAAGAACTGTGTATTGAATAACAGTTGCAATTGATCCAGTAGCACCAACACTCACAGTAAGATCAGTTATATCCCCACCAAACACATTGACATAAGTTCCTGATGTGTTCTTGACTTGCAGACTTAAACTGTCGTTAATATCAAATGGCAATGTTTGACCAGATAAAGCCAGAAATGTAATCTGCAAGTAAGAAGGGTTTGGTTGCTGGTAAATATCTGTTCGACCAGCCTGATGCTGAATGTCGCTTATGGCTATGTCAGTGTAATCAACACCTGCAACTGTGAGTTTCCAATCCGGTGACCAAGCAGTCATTATCTACCTACTGTTGTTCCGACTAACAATCCTTGTGATCTTGCTGCGCTTTGATTAAGCACGCTTGCCACAGCTCTTGCAGCACCTTCGCCATCAATAGCATTTACAGTTATGTTAGTTACTCCACCGCCTGTTGTGTAACCGCCATTAGGCAATGATGAACGATTTGATTGTCCTAACATTTTGCCAGTTTTTGAAGGATTAGGAATAAATCCAATGTCTGCTCCGGGCTTAACTAAATTAACAAGCCTGATTGCTTGATTTGCAAACTCAACTAGCAAGCCAATTGCTTCTCTAACAAATGTAATAAATCCAGCAATGATGCCAGCAACAGCAGCGATTGCTTTACCAAAACTCTCAGCACCTCTTTGGCTTTCTGTCAATGCTGCGCTCAAGCCTTCGTCGCCTGTAAGTCCTGCAATAAATGCGTTTAATGTTGGAACGCCAACATCGTTTAAGAATGTAATAAACTTTTCAACCTCTGGTAATAATGCAGTTCCTAGACTTTCTTTAGCCTCATCAAATCCAACCTTTAAGCGATCAATCTTGCCTTGAAAGGTTTCTGCGTTTGTAGCTGCTGCGCCACCATATAGTTCAGATAGTTTTGCCTGAACTTCGGTGAAAGATAATGTTGAAAGTTCTGCTTTAGATAATCCAAGTCCTAATCTACCAAGAGCCATTGTGTTGCCATCTTGCGCACGACCTAATGCGTTTGCAACTGTTTCTAATTCAATGCCTTTGCCTTTGCTAATATCTAGAGCAAGGCTTAACAATCTTTGTGCTTCACCAGTATCTTTTGTGCTGACTGCAAGTCTTTGCATTGCTGGTCTAAGTTGATCATCAGCAACGCCAGTCGCTAAAGATGTTTGCAGGATAAAATCCTCAGTTGCCTTTATTTGACCTTCAGTTGCCCCTGTGGCAGTCCGTAATGCATTGGCTAACCTAAGTTGTGCAGCCTCATCCTCTATTGCAGCCTTGACCCCATCAATGGCTAATTTAGTGCCATAAGCAACGGCAGCAGCAGCAGCGACTGCGAATGCAGCAGCAGCCTTCTTTCCAAATGCTGAAATCTTTTCGCTGTTAGTTTCAACGGCATTGTCAGCTTCGCCTAACTTCTTTTTTAAGTCATCAACATCAGCAAGGATTGATAACTTTAAGGTGCGATTACCAGTAGCCATTAGACCCATTCCTTAATAATGCGATCAAAACTTTCTTCCCATTTTTTAATCAATTCAGGCTGAATTCTGCGAAGGGTTGGATAAATGAACCATCCGCGAGATCCACGACCTTGCCTTCCAGAATATGTAGGGAACTGTTTGAATTTATTTGAACCAAACTCAACGCCACCCCATAGCGATTGCGTAGTAGCACCACCTGAAAATTTTTGTCGTGCGAAACCATAACTGAATGTTCCAAGTTTGGCTGCTTGTGTTTTTGTTGATTTTGAAACACTAACGCCGTCTGCAATTCTTTGCGAAACTTTGCCTGATTTTGTTCTTGTTCTAGCAGCCGTTTTAATTTCCTCAGCTGCAAAATTTGCCAAAGCAACAGACTGAATTGCCACCTGATTACTTGCTTCCTCGTCAATAAGTTTGAAGGCTTTTTTAATATCGCGCAAGTCTTTTTGGCTATATGCAATGGTTTCACTTGCCATACCTCGCCTCCAATACTTCGATCGCTGTCAATATGTCGTCTGCATCAACCCATTCACTCATTGGTATCTTTGTGGCTATTGCCAACTCGACCAATAATCTGCTTAGGCTTCCTGCTGGATGACTTTTGGGTCTGCATCACCGACTATTACATCGGCAATAGTTTCCATCCAAGCATCAAATGGTTTAACTGGTTTTCCAGCAGCTTCACGCTTATGAGCGTTATATGCTAAAAACATTAGATCCCACATTCCAAGTTTTTCTTTTGCTTGGCTTATGGTGTGCCCAGTTGATTTTTCCCACTTAGCCCACTCAGGCGGTTGGGCTACATAAGTTGCTTGCTCGCCTGAGTTATATTCAATTGTAATTGGTAACTTCATTGTTTGCTCCCGTTGTTAGATTTTAACTAAATGTTTCTACTACTGCGCCCTTTGATACTGTGAATGTGAATGATACTTCCTGTGCATCAATTCCTCCACCACCAGCAGTTGGAAACTCTGGCTTTACTGGAAACACAAATTGCGCTCCTGATGCAGCTGTAAGTGTCATGCTGATATCTGTATCTGGTGCTGATTCAGCAGCAGTCCATAGAGCCTCACAAACTGAGTTTGCTTTGCCCCAGTCAGCCAACATATCCAATTGGAATGTTCCTGAAATGTTTGTGGTCTTGTAAGCCTCGCCCTCAAGTGTCTGATAAACCTGACGCTCATTGACTTTGGTTAGAACTGCGTTTGTCGCTTGTGCTTGAATATCTGTTCCACCTGTGAAAGATAAACCAACATCACGACCGGTAATTACGACTGTTGCCATGATTTCTCCTTATATTGTTTGCGTGTAGTAGGTAGATACTCGAACATCTGCGATAAGCAGC